GGAATTAGTACTTAATACAACTGATGCGGTGCCCGAAGGAAAAGTAGAGCAACTTAAAATAGCTCTTAACAAAGAAAAACTACGAAGTAAGAATAATGATAAACGGAAAAAGGAGAAGTCTGAAAAATCCGAATCAGAGAAGGGCGAACTCAGAAATGAGGGTTTTCAAAAATTAACCCCAACAGAGATCGTAGGACACAGCAAAAGCGTTATTCCAATATTCAAACGTGGAGGAAGATACCATGAAGAGGATCGAATGTTTAATGCCACCTATGTAAAAATAGGAAAGGGCGATAAAATATCCTTGGTGGTGTTTACTCCCAAATGGGATGTTCAGGAAAACGGCGCGGGCTGTGTTTTTGATTCTCAATTACCAGTAGAATTTCGAGGCAAAGACAAAACAGTTAAATGTATAGATTTAACGGGAATGTGGCTCTTTGAGGGCGATTTCGCTTATATTCCTTGGTCGAAACTTAACCTATATGGTTATAAACCAAAGAAAGCGATAGTTCCGGGTGTCGGAAAGGGTGCGTGTACTTTTGAGGCAGTTGTTTTGAAAAACGATAGACCTTATATACAAAACGCAACCATGGACGGATACGTTGAAGGAGGGATTTTGCAACATTATGTTTCGACAACATTTGGGCATTGTGGATCTGCGATCTGCATGGGTGATTCAGTTTGTGCTGTGCACAATAGAGGAAGAAACCAACCAGGTGCGAATGAAGCTTTGTGCTTTACATCCAACCTACTCGAGTTCATCTCGGGAAACGTGTAAGCATCCGGAATCTCAAGGAGATTCCAGGCCCCCGTCTTCGGAAGGAGAGATGGGGCTCGGATTACTCGGATGTGAATTATCGATATTCAACCGAGCACACACAATCGTTAGTTTATATAGCTAACCCTTCACATACAAAAACGCACTACTATCGTGACTATATTCGAGATATGGACATTATGGAGCGAGAGTTGGCATATGATGGAGTGAATCCAGATCGTGAAAACGTGTGGAAATCAGTCAATCGTATGTTTACAAAGCCGAAAGTTTCGTATGAACCAAAAGATTTCAGTCGGGCAAAACGATTAATTAAGGAAGTGTTACGACCGTTCTTCGTGGACGGTTTACAATACGCACCTGAAATTACACCGGAAGCAGTTCCGGGAGCTTGGTGGAAATATTATGGGTTCAAAACGAAAGATGAGGTCTTGCGCCATCCATTGTTTTGGAAATCACATATGGAAACAAGAGCCGGACATCGTAAGTACTCACCGTACACATGTTCGGGTAAACGCGAATTTCTTAAGAAAACAGAGCTTAAAGAGAAGAAAATCAGAACTTTTCTGATAGCACCTCTGGAGCTTTTGTTGGATGAGAAGTTTCTATATGGAACACAAGACAAGAATATGAAGAATTACCATCCAGGATGGATCCGTTATGGATTGGATATGCATCATGGAGGATTCGATCGGTTCATTAAAGGACTAATATCGGATTTTCATGTTGAATGGGATATTTCTGGTTGGGACAGACTTCTGTCCATTTTGAAAGATGTCATGGAACTTAGGAACGAGTGTTTAGCTGAGGCGCTGGGACCATCGATGTGGGAACAGATTAAGCCGATAGCTGAGCGTGTTACTGAGGCAGTAGTAAATCACGAGTTGTTGCTACCTAATGGAGACGTGGTACAGTGGGACTGGTCGCAGATGTCCGGAGACGGAATGACGACAAGTAACAACTGTATTGCGCATGCGATTATATTTGCCTATTTGCTTATACAGGCTTGCCCTGAAGCAAAGGACGATGAAATTAAAAAACAGTTGGCTAATTTATATGGAGATGACGTACTTGCAGGTTTGCAAAATAAGTTCTCTAAAGTAAAAAGCGAAGACTTTGTCAATTCTATCTACGGGCAATTTGGAATGAGTGTTAAAAAAGGCACTTTTAAATGCCAAGATTCACCCGTGGGGATGTCCTTTTTGGGCGCAACCACGAGAGTTTTTTATCATAGAAAGAAACCTTATTTCGTTCCTTCTTATAACCGTGACCGTATACTCGCTGGCCACGCCTGCAGTTTGGATCCATTGGACTTGGACTCTGAGATTATGAAACAATACTCGCTCCTTGAATTGGGGTGGGATGATTGTTATGATGAGATCAGTAAGTACATAGTCTATTTGTTAAAAC